TTTTAACCAAGAAATTCTTACAATTATGCAAAAACAAGAGTTAAAATCTTTGGTTATGAAATACTTTAATTTAGCAGAAATTACAAATTCACCAGAAAATAACGAAGAAGTAGAAGCAAATAACTTTGCTGAAGCTACACTTGCAGATGGTACCAAAATCATGAACAATGAGGACGGAGACTTTGCTGTTGGCCAAGAACTTCATGTTGTTACTGAGGAGGGAGAGCATGTGATTGCACCAGAAGGTGAGCACACAACCGAATCTGGAATCGTAATCACTGTTGATGGACAAGGATTGATAACTGGAGTAAAGTACCCGGACCAAGACGGCGAAGGTAGTTTAGACGAAGCATCTAAGGAAGAAATGTCAGAAGAGTCTACAGAAGAAGTATCTGAAGTAGAAGACAAGACAGAGCTTGCTGAAGAAGCACTTGCAGACCACGAAGAAGAAACTCAGATGGAAGACATCAGAGAAGAAGTCATCAGTGCGATAGCAGAAGTTGTTATGCCAGAATTAGAAGGCTTAAAAGCTAAAATGGCAGAACACGAAGAAAAACTTGCAGACCACGAGGAAAAGATGAACGATCATTATTCAAAGACACCGGCATCTGAATCTAAAACGGCAACTTCAAGGTTTTCGAAAAATAATAACAAATTAACTGAGAATGAAGGACCAAAACATAACAAAAAAAGATATGAAATGGCTCTTGCTCGCTTAAACAACAAAAATCAATAATCATGGCATTAAATGTATCTGCATTAGCAGACTTTAACAATCAAATGGCTGGTAAAATTGTATTAGATACAGTATTTACTGGTACGACTGCTGAATATACTTCTGTTCAAGAAGGTATAAAATTTCAGGAGCCTTTGAACCTTGCTGTTGTTACTCCTTATTTCCAAGGTGGTAATGCGGTGAGCTCAGCTTCAGGATCAGCAACTTTTTCTCAAAGAAACATTACTGTGACTAAGAGAACTGCTTTTGATAACTGGAACTTACAGACAATTACTGATAAGTATCTAGGTAAAATGGCACTTCCAGAAGGATCGTATTAAGAAACCTTCGCTATTATGGAAGAATTAACTGGAGACCTAGTTAAGAAATCACAACAACAAAATGACCTATTCATCTGGACAGCAGCATCAGGATCTCAATTTGCAGGTTCTTCTGTAATCCCAGAAGCGGATGGTTTTTCAGCATTAATTACTCAAGCTAACGGAGCAGCAGCTCCAGGTGGTATTGGTGGTGCTGCAATTACAGGATCAACAGCATATACTGCATTAACTGATATGGTATCAGCTTTAGATTCAAACGTAATTAACGCAGACGATATTACTGTATGGTGTGGACCTCAAGTATTCACAAGAATAGTATCTGGATTAACTTCTCAGAACCTATTTAACTTCGACCCAACTGGTGTTGAAAGAAGAAACGGTCTTTACGAAATGCCACTTCCAGGTTTCCCTAACGTTAGAATCGTTGGAACTTATGGACTGGTAAGCAGTGAGAGAGTAATAGTTGGACCATCATCAGATATGGTAATAGGTACCGACCTACAGTCAGATACAGAGAACTTCAAAACATGGTTCTCATTAGATGACGACGCAATTAAATATAGACTTAGAAATAAATTGGGAGTTCAAGTAGGACATCCATCTTATTTTGTGTCGAATGATTTATAAAAAATAGAATTTTTAACCTTATAAACAAAACATTATGGCTTGTGATATTACTAGCGGATTTAATCTAGGGTGTAGAGATAACACTGGTGGAATTAGAAACATCTATATTCTTTCAGGATCTATATCTGGATATAATGAAGCATCCGATGGTTTAATCGGAGGAATTTCAGGTTCAGGTGTATACTATCAATTTCAGTTGACTAAAAATACTGGAGATTTGACAGAAACACCAACTCCTTCTTTAGAAGCAGGAACTGTATTCTATGATCAAACCCTAAACGTTGCGTTCCATAAGTTACAGAGTTCTATTAGAAACCAAGTTAAGACCCTTGCTAGGAATCCAAACTTAAGCATCATCGTAGAAACATCAAACGGTGAAGAGAGTCCTTATACAGGTAGATACTTCCTTATGGGAAGATATAGAGGCGCTGTACTTACAGGAGGTTCAGGGGCAACAGGAACAGCTTTTGGAGATGCTAATCAGTATGCATTATCATTCCAATCGTTAAGTCCTAACCCAATGGACGAGATTCAATCAACTGGCGGTACCGTAGATTTTTTAAACGGTATTACAGCTAGTAGCGGATCTGGC